AACACCGTGCGAGCCGCGACCTGCCACTCCCGGCCAGCGGCCTCGGAGACCGCGTCGGCGATGGCGCGCTGCAACTCCTCCTCGGACACCTTCTCTTCCACCAGAGCGTCGGCCAGTCGCCCAGCATCGGCGTCCATCAGCATCATCATCAGATCGCCGGAGCGCACCAGTTCGATCCAGTCCGACGCCGGCCGAGGCGGGATGGTCGCCGTGAACTCGCCAGCGACGAACACCACCGCCCACTGTCGCAGCGATGCGATCGGATCGCTCACCCGCGTACCCGCCGAGCCGTCTTCTTCTTCGCCGGAGCCGCGACCTTGCCGCTGTCGTCGTCCTCCTGGAAGTTCTGAATCTGATCTCCCAAGCTGGTGAACAGGTCCAGAAGCCCCTGGTCATCGACGCGCCCCTCGAGAATCTCGTCCTCGAGCCAGTCCTTGTCGACCTCATCTTCGAAGACCCCGAACACGATCGACCCGAGACGTTGCAATGCCTTCTGGTAGCGTGCTTTGTCGATCTCCTGATCGTCCGGCGTCTGACCGATCTGACCGAACTCGGTCGCCATCCGGGACCAGGTCATCAACTGCGCGGCATTGGGGATCTTAAGCCGCATCGTTCGGCCACGCCAGGTGACCTCGGGGAGCTTCTTCGGTGTGCTTTCGGCGTCTGTCATAGGGCGAGTATGTCAGACCTGTTAGGTCTAGCGCGGCACCACCCTGAAACCGCGGCGACCAGCTTCACGCACCAGCGACCTGAACAACCAGGGATTCGCACTCTGACCAGGATGCCAGACCCGCTTGGCGTAACGGATCCGACCATGCCAGGGAAAGACGAGATAACCGCTCGGATCGCGAGGAACGATCTCGTGAGCGGTAGCACCCTCGTGCACCGACATCGCGTAGTCGACCGGGTACCAGATCGTTCCGTGAGTATTCAGGCCGACCCGGCGCACCCGGTAACGCTGCGAGAGTCGCAGCTTCGCCGTCAGAACTGGAACCTCGCGACTAGCGGTAATGGCGGTCGCGATGGTGGTCCGCAACACATGGTCATATCCGGCGTTCGCCCCGACACGGCGCGCGACACCGGCATAGAAGTCGAACCTGGTGACCCGGACCCGAGCCATCAGCACTCACACGACGGGCCGCGGTAGTTCACAGCGAGCACACTGCCGGCGCAGCCGCCCTCGTTCGCGATCGGACCGGCCGGCCCGAGTAGCACCTTTCCCTTGCGCCTAGGCGTGTCCGCGAAGCAGCAAGCCGCCCTACGCAACGCCGCCTGGTCGGAGTAGATGTTGCTCGCCAAGTCGTCCCAGGTCGCTACCGACGGCAGCACCTTCGGGTCGCGAGGAGCGCACCGGCCGACACCGATCTCGAACACGATGGTCCAGAACGGAGTGGCGCCGGAGACTTCGATCTCGGTCATGTCGCCGATCGGCTGCCCGAGATTGAGGCTGGGATACGCATCGGCCCAACGCACCCAGGCCACGCCTTCACAGCACTCGTCCTCACGCAGCGATAACAGGAACACCATGACGTCGCCGACCCGATGCCCGACGCGCTTCGGCGGATTCGGCGTCTTCTTGACCTCGGTCTTGAGGCAGTCGAGCAGGGCGTCGGCCAGCGGTTCGATCATCAGGTCCGGAACAGCCATGTCACGCTCCGGCCGGAATCACGGTCACCCGGTCTTCAGCGGTCCGCATATCCGGCGAGTAGACGACCGGACGCGAACGGCGGCGACTCGGATTGTCCGCCGTGATGACGTCGTCGACTTCAGGAATGCCGACCAGGTAGCCCATATCCTCACGAGCATTGGGCTGGACCTCGACGGAAACACCCTGGCGAGTCAAGGTGACGAGCTTGTCGGGAAGGCGGCACGAGGGGTCGGCGCTGAGCGACTTGACCATCTCGCAGGCCAGAATCGCCGTGGCGACGCTTACTGCGGTCGGGATGGCCCGGCCGCGCTCGTAGTCGACCTCAAACACGCCCACGCCGGAGTTCGCATCGAGATCCTGGCATGTCGGCCAGCACGTCCCGTCGGTGCGGACGAGCTGCCAAACGCCGCTGACCACGTCGACCCGGTATGCGCTTGAAGCGACTACTTCACCATCGACGCGAACCTCGGAGACCGCGGCCACCGGTCCGGCGAGCTCGACGTAGCAGTTGGGCCGGCAGCAGCACCGTGGCCCGCAACCGCAGTTGCGCCACACGCCATCGCGAATATACGGCATTCCTGACGAACCGGATTCGCCGCTGAACGAAAACGCCGGATAGCCACGGAATCGTGGCGGCGTCGGATCGGGTTGACACGGCCGCACGGTGATAGCACACCGACCGTAGCGACGACCGGTGGCGGCCCACATGTGATGCTCGGCCAGCGCCAGTGCCGCCGCCCTCTTCCCGGCCGGATACGTCGAAAAGTCGCAGCAGTCGACGATGCTCACATCGGTGTTCCACGAGCACGGCGCCATGCCGATCCCCTTTCTCTCGAGATCAGGCTACTAGGCCGGACTACGAGGACGAGAGGAACTGGCAGCCGCAGGACTCTTCAGGTGGCGCGACCTGCGTCTGGATCGGCCCCCACCAGTGTGCGTCACTCGGAACCGCGGCGAACAGCGGCACCGCGTCGCCGCCGAGGGCCGGCAGAACCACGTCATACGGCCCGACACCCCACGGCGTTCCCTTGCGGGTCCGGCTCGCGACGGTGAAGTTAATCATGCCGTTGGTGATCGGCGAGACCTCGGTGACTGCACCCTCGACGACCCACGGAAGCAGGTTGTAGCCGTACCACGGCAGAGCGTCGTCGCCGCACTCCTCTTCGTCGTTACCCATCCACAGCTCGATCGCCACATTGCCGGTGGCGAACGTCGACTCGGCCAGGCCGGTACCGATGACCTGCGGCGTCGGGGCGGCGTCGTTGAGAATCTTCGGCGCTCCGGTAATCATGCTGAACAGCTCGAAGTCGACCTTCCGGAACTGGATCGACACATCCACCCAGTTCAGCAGCGGTCGCGAACGCTGGTTAGTCAGATAGATCCCGTGCGCGTTCTTCTGCTTGAACTCGTCCGGCTCCTCGACGTTCGGAGTGAGGGTGGCCTGGATATACCCGTCGGATGTCGCGAAAGCGCAGTCGCCGAACTCCGGCTCGCCACATTCGTCGAGCTGCGTGACCCGAACCGTGTAGCCCTGAAGGTACTTCGGGCAGTTAATGTTCGACATCTCTAGGAGCCTCCGGTGTAGGTGAACTCCGCTTGGCCGAGCAGGCAGTCGAACGAGACCGCATACTCGCGCTCAGCCAGGACGTATTGCTGATTGGTCTCCCGGTCAAGCGTCTGGGCCGGATCCGGAATGCCCACATCATCGGAGCGCCACACGTTCGTCTTACCGGTCACGTACAGCGTCGTGCCACCGGCCGGCGCTGAGCCTCCCGCGGCAGTGCCGGGGTATCCGCCACCGAACACCCAGATCGAGCCGTACGGTGTCCGCAGCAGGTCGCCATCGGGAACGATCAGATCGGTGCCGGCGTAGGCGGCCACCGACACCGGAGCGTGGATGTACGCCTCGTAGCCGTACCCGGACGTGAGGTATGCGAAGTTCTCGAGCGCCGAGACGACGCTCTTGATGTTCTCCTCGTCGTCGGGGTTGAGCACCGTCGGCGACGAGTTGTTGAACCCGTCGATGCCGAGAGCATTTCCGCCGACACCGTCTAGGCCGGTCCATAGCGCCAGCTCGACCGCGCCCTGTTCGCCGGCAGCCAGCGCCGCGCGGGCCTTGGCTGCGAACTCGTCGAACGAGTAGCCGACCGGACCGCACACCACCCCGGCGTAGACCGCGAAGGGCAGCGCCTCGTTACTGCCGCCCTCCTCGAACGTCTTGGCCGCGGAGGCGATGCACTGCGAAGGGGTCAACGCGCCAACGGCACAGTGGTCCAGGTCGTAGACGACCCCGCCGCCGCGCCGTTCCAGCGTCATCGGCTCGGAAGCGGTGAACAGTCCGTAGCGGAGTCGACCGGGGCTCGGAGTAGCGATGTACTCCGTCGGTGTGACTACCACGTTCTGCTCACCGCCTCTTCGCTCTCAACGACCTCCACTGAAGTGCCGGTCGACTAGCTGGTGCCGCCGGTGATGCAGCCGACGCAACCGCTGACGTCGACCTCGACGGTGTACTGCCGAGCGTCGGGGCAGGTCTGAAGGACCGCCCAGCCGTCCTCGGCGAACAGCGCCGTGTACTCGTTGGTCGCCAGCAGCGTCGAGTCGTAGATGGTGTCGAGGTTGACCACCGGCTGCACCGCCTTGGTGAACGTCCCCGCAGGGTAGATCACGAAGTCCAGCGTGTCCGGAAGCGCGGTTAGCGCCACGGCGCCACCAGGACCACCAACGAGGCCGGCAAGCGCGTCCTGCCAGTCGTAGACGAACCGCGGCACCGCTCCCCGGATGGTGAACCACTCGAGGATCTGCGAGTCCGACACACCGAGCAGCCCGACACCGGTACGCCGTGCCAGCGCCGCACGAATCACCGTGAGGGTCCACAACGGAAGCAGAACCTCCATGGTGGACGCGAAGGGCATCCGGTGGCGGTACTTCATGTCCACGATGCCCAGCTCGACCGCCGAGAGCAGCGCCGACGCAGCGTCGTCGCCGCCGGGGTCCGCCGGAATCACCGATGCGGCACCGGCCGCGGTCACAACCGCGTCGATGACACCCTGGTTGATCTTGTGAGCCAGGGCGACCATCGCGCCGCGCGAGACACGAGAGACGACCTCGGGGTAACCGCGCCGCTGAAGCAGTCCGGCGGTGAGGCAGACGTAGTCGACGCCGAGCCGGGTGTCCACGAAGTCCGGGCAGGGGATCTCGTAACACACCTTCGTGGTGTCGTTCTGCACGTCGTACTCACTCAGGTGAGTGTCGCCGGCCGATCCGATGCCGTTCCAGATGGTCGAGAAGTCGATCCCGCCGTCCTCGGGGATGTTGAACCCGCCGCGCGCGGCTTCGAGCTCGGGAAGGTCGAGGATCCCATCCATCGACTCGAGCTCGCAGAGCTGATAAATGACCTCCGAGGCCGCACACCAGCCGGCCGCGGCGGTCAGCGCCCGCCCCTCCTTGACCGCAAGGGTTGCGGACTCACGAAGGTTGCCACCGGGGAGCCGCTTCTCGTCGGCCGTACGCAGCACCTTGGCGTAGGCGTCGTCGCCAGCCATGATGCGCTGGTCGTCCGGGAAGTGCCGGTTGAACCGGATCGCCCCATGCCGGGTGAAGTTCCGACCCAGCTTGTGTATCCGGCCACCGGGATCGGTCGCGTACATCTCGGCACGCTCGGTAGCCGAGTGAACGATGTTGGTCCGCTTGTGCGGCTGAGAACGTGGCGCCGTCGAAGTCTTCTCCTGCACCCCGTAGGTGAGGATCTGCTCCTGGATCGCCGACGCGGCCGAAGCGAACGAGTCGAGCTCCTGGCCGGAACGGAAGTTCGGCACGTTGGCAGCGACCGTCATGGTCGCCAGTGCGGTCCCGCTTCCGTTGGGCGGAGTCTGGTCGTCGTTCGGCGGAGCGTTGCGCGCAACCGGCTTGCGACCGGTCTTCTTGCTCTTGCCGCGAGCCGCGACCAGCGCGTCGGCCTTGGCCTTGGCGTCGTCATCCGCAGCACCATCGTCTGCGGTATCGCCAGTGTCGCCACCGTCGTCCGCGGCACCGTCGTCGCCATCACCGGCGTCGTCGGTGGCATCGGCATCGCCGTCGCCGCCGTCGTCGGTGCTGAACGCGGCGCGCTTCTTATCGCCCTCGACGAAGGCGTCGCGCCGGGTCTTCAGATCCGAGAACAGCGTGAACGTGGCGTCGACCTCCACGAGCGGAGCGTCGTCGGCCAGTCCTTGACCGTGGGCCTGAACCTTCGTGAACAGCTCCTCGAGCGCCTGACGCGAAAGGCTGTCAAGGTCGTCGGGAACGTCGAACGGGAACTCGAATTCCATGATGGGCTCCGCTTTGTCTCAGCGTGGAATACACGATTACTCGCGGCGCCCAGCCGGACCGAATCCTGACACTGGTTCGCACTCGAAGGTCACAGTAGCAGACGGCACTACGCGACCTTTCTATACGACCCGCCCTTTTTTGCCACGGTCAGCTTCGCGTCAGCCTCGCTGGTGAACGTGAGGGTCTTGCCGTCGCCGGTGGTCACCTTGAACCGTTCGGACTTCTTGGTCTTCCCGCATCCGCAGCCCACGTCACCCTCCCACCAGTTCGCGAAGGTCGGCCAGCCGGGCATCCCGCTCGACGGCCACGGTCTCATCGATCGCCGCGACGAGCTCGGCCCGGCGCAGTTCGGCTTTCTCAGCGTCGCGCATCTTCTCGATCACCGTCTGCGCGATCCGGTCGTAGTCGATCTCGAGAACATCGACCGACAGCTCCTCGGTATTCGGCGGCTCCGGCGAGAAGCAGGCCACCAGCGCAGTCGTGCGGCCAAACGACGTGTGCGTCATGATCGGGAAACCGGGCTCGGACAGATGCGCCGGCCCCTTCTGAAGCGCCAGAACCTCGATCAGTTCCAGGCCGTCCGGAGTCTCCCGCCAATCGCCGGAGATCTTCCGCCGCGACAGGATGTTCAGCGTTGCCGAATCGAGATCCGGCTGCAACGCCCCCGCGATCCAGAACCCGTGATCGTCCTTGCCCACCACAACGTAGCCTGCGACGGTCTTGTCGTCGTAGGCGGCCATCGCCGCCGACAGCGACTTGTCCAGGCTCGCGTGCCAACCGCCAGCGGTGAACCGACCGGCCCACACCGTTCCTTCGTCGGTCTCGATCGCGTAACGGTGGAACCATGAGAAGTCAACCTCGGTGTCCGGCGGCGTGGTGCAAATGCCGAGCCGCTGCTGAACTCCGACGTGGCAGGTGCCGTGCAACGCCATATGTCCGAAGATCCGGCCGTCGTCGCCGTACGTCACCGCAGTCGGCTCAGTCAGTTCCGGATTCTTGAACCACTCGTGGTTCGGCAAGCTCCGCTCCGATGCGACCAGGCCCATCTGCTTGACGCTGTTCTCGCTCGCGGAGAACGGGCACTCGGGCCAGTCGTCGTACTTGGAGCGGATCCGGCCGTACATCCGGCAGATCTTTCCGCGGATGGTCGCCTTCTCGGACTCGGAGATGCTCGCTGCGTTCACACCACGCCCGCCGGCCGCCGCCGCCACGCCCTTCGGGATCAGGGTCAGCGTTCCGTCGACCACGTCGGCGAACGGCAACTTGTAAGTGCTCGCCGAGTCCGCATCGCCTTCCGGGTCGCGGTACAAGTGACCACGTCGCGCGGTCTCGGCACCGACGCCCAGCATCCGCTTAGTGGCGCCGCTACCGTCCCAGGTCCGGCTCCGGTCGCCAACCGGCAGCCCCGTCGACCCGATCACCGATCCGACCAGCGCGTTCTCGACAGCCTGGTCGCTCATATCCTCGTCGTCGTCCTCGGCGTCATCGAAGATCTCGATAGTTCCGAGGGTCTCCCCGAAGGCCGGACCGGACACCGCGGCCGCGTTCATGATCGTCGCGTGGGTGCACAGGACCTCAAGCTCGATCTCCTCGAACTCCTCCTCGGTCAGTGTCGACAGGTCGACCGGTTCGTCGGTACCCGCCTCGACGATCATCATCTCCATCGAGTCCGGCTCCATCCGGATCGACGCACCGATGACACCCTTCTCGGCGAGCAGTACGAACTCCTCAACGTCCTCGGCCAGCTTCGAGCCCAGCGGCGCTTCGAGGATCTCACCCGAGCCGGTGACCTGCTCGCCGTAAGTGATCGAGTCGACCGTCGCCACGATCACCGATCCGTCGTGGCCGTCGCTACTCTCCTCGCGCTGCCACAGGAACGGAATCGGCAGCGTCCGGGAATCCAGCGCGTTCTCGGCGAAGCGCAGCCGCCGCGAATCGTCGTTGCGGACACCCACCGGGGCGAGCATCCCGCTCCATCGCCTAGCCATGTGTCCTCATCCTCTCTACGCGACGAGCTCGATCGGGCGCATCGCATCGTTCACCGTCGCCGCCAGCAGGTCGTCGCTGTGAGCGGTTCCGCTGGTCAGCAGTGTCACACAGTAGCCGTGCAGCAGCCTTCGCAACTCGGACTCCCTGAGCCCGAACCCGGTCGCCAGCACGCCGATGTGATCCCAGGCGCCGGCCAGCAGCTTCTCGGCCTGCTCATCGGTCTGCGGCCCGACCTTGATGTTCAGCAGATACTTCGGCACTTCGGACCACCGGTGCCGCCGGTCGCCAGGACTGGTCATCCGTCCACCGGCCAGCTCCATCGCCCGCAGCACCATCAGATTCGACGCGGTCATCACCAGATCGACCGACGGCACCTTCGAGTTGACCGAAGCGTTGCGCTCGCGGCCCTCGTCCTCGCCGCTGGGCAGCGCCCGCGGGTTCTCAGCCGGCGGCGGCTCGATCTCCCTCGGCCGGCCGTCCTGATCGCTCGTTCCGCCGATCTCGCCTTCGATGCCGATGATCCGCCGGATGGTCGGATCGGCCAACAGACTCGGCTCGCGCTCGGCGGCGCGCATCACCAGATGCCGGATCCGCTCGACCTCGGTCATCTTGGCCTCGTCGGGGAACGCGCCCTCCTTGCGTGCGGTCTCATCGTCGACCAGGCCGCGGTCCCAGAACGCTAGGGCGTCCTCGCTGCGGTTCGGCCGCACCGCCAGCGGCGCGGTATCGAACCCGTAGGCGTACGCCTTTGGATCCTCTTCGATGTCCTCGAGAGCGGCGACCAGATACCCGATGGTGGCCGCGTCGGCGACCCGGCTCAGTAGCGGCCGGATGTGAATCTTGATGACCTGCTCGTCGGCCAACCAGGCATGCCAGCGTGAGGAGTCAGCCGCACCGGTCAGCAGCTCAGCAGGCATGTCCAGCGCGAGAGCTAGACGTTGGATGGCGCCGGACTTGAGCTCGCCGAGCTTCTCGGACAGCTCCGACCAGTAGTGCGTCGGCTTGAGCTTGTCGATGAACTCGACCGCCCAGTCCGGCAGGGTCGCGAAGATCGGAAGCATCGCACTGGCGTCGGCCTGCTCGCCCATGTTCTGCTCGGCGACGCGGGCCAGGTACTTGACGAATCCGCCGAGCCCGCCCTCCTCGTCATCGCCATGCGGGAAG